GAATCAGATAACCTAAGGAAGACATTAAGCGATGTTCCTTACACAATTTATATAGGATAATGAAGTTGTCTAAAGTAATATTAGGGGAGGCTAACTACACACCATATAGAGCAATGGTTCAAGTGATAAGTAGAGATGCGAGTCCATCCGTTATTGCCGATCTAATACGTGCTCTACCGGGAGTTACAACATGTACAATATTAAACTCTGATGATACTGCTAATAGATATACTTTTAAAGTAAAGATTATTACTCAAAAACCCGCCTCAGAGGCTCTACAGTCATTAAAACAGAATGCAATGAGTAAATATGTAGAAATAAACGCTTTTAATGTTGCACAAAAATCAGTTGAACGCATGAAACGACCAGGAGAATACTAATATGTTATTTGGAAGCAATAGAGATTTCGATTTATTGGTTAATATTAACCGAGAACTACTAAAAGATATAGTAGAACAGGAGATTTTGTATCATAAATTAAGCCTAGAAGATATAGACGTTAATTTATACGGTGAATCTCTTCAGAAATCTTTTTGGAATGCGGTAAAACTTAATTGTCTTATTACAAGAGGTGATCAAGTTATTGATATAGATGATTTTGGTCCTAATTTAGGTAGAGAGTCATCATTTGCCTTTATTAGACAAGATTTAGTAGATACTAACGTAGTACCAGAAGTTGGAGATATAGTACAGTGGCATAATGACTTCTATGAAGTAGACACAGTTCGTGAAAATCAATTGTTTTTAGGTAGAGATAAGAGCTACAATTTAGCTTCTTATGCAGGAGGATTTGGTTCCTCACTTTCTATAATTGTTGATTGTCATTTAACTAGAGGAGATAAAGTAGGAATAAGTGAAATAAGATAATAAATGGCTACAAAACCTAGATTACCGAAAACTCAAGAGAGATTATCTCAGGATAGCATAAAACAGTATGTTAATCCTGAAACTGGTGTACCTGTAAACGGTAAAGCCGGACTATCTCAAGTAAAAGATAGAGCTAATCAGGTTAGACGCGATAATGATAATGTAAAAAACTTTAATGTCGGTATAAAAGACATAGATGAAGCTATCTACTACTACTTTAATGAGGTATTGAGACCCTCTGTCACACAGAACGGTAAAAAAATTAACGTACCACTTGTGTACGGCTCACCTGAACGTTGGGCAGCCATGCAAAAAGACGGGTATTACCGTGATAAAAATGGTAGAATGCAAGCTCCTCTAATAGTATTTAGAAGAGATAGTATAGAAAAGAATAGAACACTGGGAAATAAGCTAGATGGTAATAATCCCCAAAATTTTGGAATATTTCAAAAGAAATTTTCAAAGAAAAATATTTATGATAGATTCGGTTTATTGAATAACAGACAACCCATCAAAGAATTTTACGCAGTCGCTATACCTGACTATGTAAATTTAGTATATTCTTGTATAATCTATACTGATTATATAGAACAAAATAATAAAATAATAGAAGGTATAAACTTCGCTTCAGATTCGTACTGGGGCGATCCTTCTAAATTTAGATTTAGGGCAATGATTGATAATTATACTACTTCAACAGAAATAGTACAGGGAAACGATAGAATGGTTAAAACAGAATTTAGTATTAACCTTCTTGGTCATATTATAACTGATGCAATTAACGCCCAAGCGTATAATTCAACAAAAAGATACTCTAAAGCAGCTATCAGAATAACAACAGAGACGACAAACAACATTAATAATATATAAACAATGGCTCAACAAATTGTACTATCGGGTTCTTTAATATTTAATCAAGACGGGACAGAAGTCGGAAGAATTACACCTGAAGGATCAGTTCTACAGGTAAGTTCCTCTTTAAATATATCTGGGTCATTAATACTAGATGGTCAAGATGTAGAAAGTAGACTAGATACTTTAGAAGCCGGTCAATCAGGCGATGAATTAACTTTTGGAAACTTATTATCTTGGACTGGTTCCACTGATTCACGTCTATATAGTATAGAACAGACTACCGGCAGCCTAAATAGTTTTACCGGATCTTATAATACAGGTTCCTTCAGCGGGTCATTTACCGGGTCTTTTAATGGAGACGGTACATTAATTACAGGAGTAATATCATCTAGCTATGCTATCTCAGCATCATCTATCGAATGGGACAATGTAGAAAATAAACCTACAGGTATAATCTCTAGATCAGCACAAATTTAATTTAGGTTTTATTTCAGGCTCACCTGAACTCGAAGCAACTGCTAGTTTACATGAATCTCGTTTAGATACTCTAGAAACTAAGACTGGTTCCTTAGACTCCGAACAAACCACTCAAGATGCAAGATTAGCATCTTTAGAAACTAAAACTGGTTCTTTAAATACTGAACAAGCTACTCAAGATTCAAGATTAGCATCTTTAGAATTAGAAACCGGTTCAATAACAACTGAACAAGCTACACAAGACTCTAGACTTTCTAATCTAGAAACTAAAACAGGTTCTTTAGATAGTGAGCAAACTTTACAAGATGCTAGGTTAGCTAGTTTAGAAACAGAAAGTGGTTCAATAGATGGAAGAGTTACTACGTTAGAGTCAAGCGATACATTACAAGACTCTAGACTTTCTACTCTGGAAACTAAAACAGGTTCTTTAGATAGTGTGCAAACTACACAGGATAGCAGATTACAGTCTTTAGAAACAGAAAGTGGTTCTGTTAGCGGTAGAGTTACTACGTTGGAGTCTAGCGACACTACTCAAGATTCAAGATTAAGTTCATTAGAAACTAAAACAGGCTCTTTAGATAGCGAACAAACATTACAAGATGCAAGACTTGCTTCTTTAGAAACAGAAAGTGGTTCAATAGACGGTAGAGTTTCTACATTGGAATCTAACGATACTTTACAAGATGCTAGGTTAGCTAGTTTAGAAACAGAAAGCGGTTCAATAGATGGTAGAGTAGGAACGTTAGAAGGTAAAACATTAATATCATCCTCAACACAGTTTAAAACTGTAAGTGACCCCTTCACAGGGTCTTTCAGTGGTTCTTTTACCGGGATAGGTAATTTTACTGGTCTAACAGCAGATTCAGTAGAATATAGTAACGTATTGAATAAACCTACTTTAATATCATCATCGATTCAAATAGGTAGTGATATAAGTGGTTCATTCACATCTACTTCATCTTCGATTGCTACCGATATTACAAAAATTATAGATGGCACAACAACAGTAACATCAGCTACTAATGCTACTAACGCAGACAATATAGCACTAACTTCCGATAACACCAATACAAACAGATATGTTCCTTTTACAGCAACCGCAACTGGTGATGGAACTTTACTTACTGATGCTGGTTTACTATATAACGCTTCCAGTAATACTTTAACAGCAACTACTTTTAATGGTTATTTATCGGGTAATGCTACTACAGCTACTTCAGCTACTTCAGCTACTACAGCTACTACAGCTACTTCAGCAAATTCAGTAGAATATAGTAATGTAGCAAATAAACCTACACTAATTTCTCAATCAGCACAAATTGCTGATGAAATATCAGGATCATTTACACAGGCTAGTTCTTCTTTTAGTACTCGAGTTAGTACTTTAGAACTTAACGATACTGCACAAGACTCTAGACTTGCTTCTTTAGAAACTAAAACGGGATCATTAGATAGTGAGCAATCTACTCAAGACCTAAGACTAGATGCTTTAGAATTAGAAACAGGGTCGATTACTATCGAACAGGCGACTCAAGATTCAAGATTAGGTTCATTAGAAGCAGAAAGCGGCTCTATATCAGGAAGAGTAGGTACATTAGAAGGAAAAACTTTAATCTCTTCTTCCTTACAGTTTACTAACAGTACAGATCCCTTCTCAGGCTCTTTTAGTGGGTCTTTTAGGGGTTCATTTGGAGGGGATGGATCACAATTAATTAATTTACCTCCTTACATTATTAACTCAAAAGCAGGAACAATACCTTCAGAATCTTTCTCTGGAACTACTTTAGCATCTGCTAGTGTTACCTTTGGTACTGCTTTTGGTTCATCAAACTATTCAGTCACTGCTACAGTCAATTCAACCGGTAATATAGGGGATTTAGGAGATACAAGTGTAGTATCTAAATCACCAACAGGATTCACAGTAGCTTTAGGAGAAGGAGAAGCTTCTTTAGCTACGTTTACCGATGTTACAGTTGATTACCTAGCAGTTGCGTACGGTGAAACTGCAGCCAATACTTCCTTTGCAGAAACTGCCGCAACCGCATCGTATGTCGAATATAGTAATGTAGAAAACAAA